AAGGTCGCGTGGGAGGGCACCAGCGACCGCACCGCCGAGGACCTGGTCGGCCGCCCCGTCGACGAGGACGAGGCGCCGGCCCTGGCCGAGGCGTGCCGGGTCCTCGAGGAGGTCCTAGCCGATGGCCCGCTGCCGGCCGGGAACGTCAAGCGGATGGCGGCCACGGCCGGTGTCGCCGAGCGGACCCTGCAGCGGGCTCGCCATGCCCTCGGCGTGACCGCTCGCCGCCAAGGATGGGGCCCCGGCGCCGTGTACGTGTGGTCCATGCCCGCCAACCCCCAACAACATGGCGAGCATGGCGAGCATGGCGCAGATGCCCTGGATACGGGGCCTGCCATGGATGCCACGGAGGCCATGCTCGCCATGCATGCCGGGTTAGAGGACGGTGGCGAGCATGGCCGGCTGCCCTTCCCCGACGACGACCCCGGGAGGTTCACCCGATGACCGATATGACCCGACAGGACCGCAAGGACCTCATCGACGTCGCCAAGCTCCGCGTCAGGATCGCCAAGGCCGGCGTCGCAGCCCGCGAGGAAGACCTTCTAGCCAAAGTCGAGGAAGACCTTTCCGCCATCTACGACCCCAAGGACGCCGCTTGGAGGGAGATCGTCGACGACGCCCAAGCCAGGGTCAACGAAGCCAACGCCCAGATCTCCGCTGTCTGCGAAGAGCGCGGGATCCCGCAGAGGTTCCGGCCGCTGCTGATGACGTCCTGGGTCGGTCGCGGCGAGACGATGTTCAAGGACCGCCGCGAGGAGCTTCGCAAGCTGGCCCAGGCCAGGATCAAGGCGGCTGGGAGCCGCGCCAAGGTGGAGATCGACATGAAGGGGGCCGAAGCCCTCACCGCCCTTGTCGCGGCGACGCTGGAGACGGAAGAGGCCCGCCAATGGCTGGAGAAGATCCCGACCCCCGCCGAGCTCATGCCTCCGGTGAACGTCGCCGAGCTTGAGTCCGGCGTCCCATCCCGGGTGCGACAATAGGGCGACCCCGCGGACGGGTCGACTACAGCAGCGGGAGGTGGGCGAGTGGACGATGAGCCGCTCGCCCGCCCCGTCTACGGCCGCAGCGGCCTCACCGACCCTGAGCGGCTGGCCCTGGCCCGGGCCGCCGCCGACGCGGTGGCCGCCCGGCTGGGCATCAGCGAGGAGCAGGCCGCCAAGTTCCTGGGATCCCTTGAGGGCGAGCACGCCAGCCATATCATGGGCGACGAGCACGAGGTGTCGGTGTACCTGAACGGCCGGCCGCTGTTCCCGCCCATCACCCGGGCCCGGCTGCGCAGCGTGGTGCATCCCGGCGCCAACGAGCCCGCTGCGTGATCCATCGCGCCGCGTAGTACCATCTCAAGCATCTCTACTGCCTAGGTGGGAATGCTCGAGGTGGCTCCATGGCCCTGCTCGACCAACTACGGGAGCAGCGGGCCACGGCTCGGGCCTCCGGCGATGAGATCCTGACCCGCAGCGCCTCTGAGGGCCGCGACCCCAGCCCGGACGAGCTCGCGCAGTACCAGGCCCACGTCCTCGCCGAGCGCGAGGCCGCCGACCGGATGGAGCAGGAACGCGACAGGCAGCTCGCCGAGGTGCGAGCGCTGGCCGCCCGGGGCCGCCAGCCCACCCTCAGCCGGGAGGCCGCCGAGGTCGCCCGCCAGTTCCGCTCCGCGATCTTCGCCAAGAACCCGGCGCCCATCGAGGTGTACAGCGAGCAGCTGGCCGACGAGTGGCCCGAGGACGTGCCCGAGCCCGTCCAGGGCCGGGCCGGCCGGGTGCGCGTCCACACCCGCGACCTGCTCACGACCACGGCCACCCAAGCGATGGCCGTCGACGTGTACGGGACGATCGTCCAGCATCTGGTGGAGACCTCGGCCCTCATGCGGGCCGGCGCCACGGTGATCACGACCGACACCGGGGAGAGCCTGGTGGTGCCCCGCTCGACGGGGTTCGTGACCACGAACCTGATCGCTGAGGGCGCCAGCATCACCGAGTCCGACCCGACCCTGGGGACCGTGACCCTGGGCGCGTACAAGTACGCGAACTATTTCGAGGTGTCCCAGGAGCTGGCGAACGACACCCCAACGAATTTGATGTCGTTCCTGGCCCGCCAGGCTGCCCTGTCGCTGGGGCTGGGCGCCACCGGCTACGGGAACCACCTCATCAACGGGACCGGGTCCGGCCAGCCCCGCGGGCTGCTGCTCGACGCCGGCACCGGGGTGACCGGCCCCGCCGGCACCGCCGCCGGCCTCGGCGTCCAGGGAACAGCAAACCAAGGAACAGATGCGCTGTGGAATTTGGTTGGCTCGGTGGCCGAGCCGTACGCCGACGCCGCCTCAGCCGCGTTCCTCATGCGCAACGCCGTCGACGTCAGCATCCGCAAGCTCAAGGACACCAGCGGCCAGCCTGTCCAGGGCCTCGGCGACCGCCGCAGCTTGAACGGCTACGGCGTCTATCACGACCCCTTTATGCCGGCCGCGGCCAACGGCGCCGAGTACATCGCCTTCGGCGCCATGGACCGCTATTTCATCCGCATTGTGAATGGAATTCGGTTCGAGCGCAGCGACGAATACAAATTCCAAAACGATTTAATCGCCTTCCGGTGCATCATCCGCCTCGATGGCGCCCTCATCGACACCGCCGCCGTCAAGACCTTCGTCGGCACGACCTAAGCCGATGAGCGACGTCCGGCGCTGCCTGGGGTGCAAGGCCACCTACCCGCCGAGCGAGCCTGCCTGCCCCAAGTGCGGCAGCCACGCGGGCGAGCTGGAGCAGGCCCCGGCCAAGCCCGAGCCCAAGCCGGCGCGACGGCGAAAGACCTAGGCCGATGCCCTGGCAGTGGCCATGGACACGCCACGACCGGGCGCTGTGGCAGGTCGGCGACATGCCGGTGGCGTCGACCTATGCCGCCGTGCCCGTCAACCCGACCACGGCCTTGCAGCACTCGGCCGTATGGGCCGCCGTGAACTTGATCGCCGGATCGATCAGCACCCTGCCGCTGTACGCCTACCGCCGCGGCGACCGCGACCCGCTGCCCGACCTCCCCCCGATCCTCCGCCAGCCATCGGCCACGATGAACCTGCCCGACTGGCTGTACGCCGCCCTCCAGAGCCTCCTGCTCAGGGGCAACTGCTACGGGCAGATCGTCGACCGCGCAGGCGCCGGCCTCCTGCCCGCGCAGGTGGAACTGCTGGCCCCTGACCGCGTCGCCGTCAACGTGCCCAACGGCTCGATCGAGTACCGGGTGGATGGCCGCGAGGTGGACCCCGCCTCCATCTGGCACGTCAAGGCGTTCACCTCCGCCGGGAGCGTCGTCGGGCTGTCCCCCATCGCTCACGCCAGACAGGCCGTGGGCCTTGGCCTGGCTGTGGAGAAGTTCGGGGCGCAGTGGTTCGGGGAGGGAGCGACCCCCTCCGGGCTGCTAACCACCGACCAGCGGCTGGTGGACAAGGACGCCGCGGACCTCCGGGAGCGGTGGTACGCCCGCCACGGCGGCCGCCACCAAATCGCCGTGCTCGGCGGCGGCGCGAAGTTCCAACCCATCAGCATCTCCCCCGAAGAGAGCCAGTTCCTGGAGACGAGCCGGGCCAACATCGCCACCGTGGCCCGCTACTTCGGTGTCCAGCCCGAGCTGATCGGCGGCGAGTCCGGCGGGAGCCTCACCTACGCCAACGTGGAACAGCGCGCCCTCGACTTCCTCCAATTCGGGCTGGCGCCCTGGCTGGTGCGGATGGAGACCGCGATCAGCGGGCTGCTGTCCTCGACGACCACCGTGAAGTTCAATGCCGCGGCGCTGGTGAGGACCGACCTGCTGACCAGGTACCAGGCCCACGAGTCCGCCATCCGGGCCGGCTGGAAACTCCCCAGCGAAGTGCGGGAGCTGGAAGACCTCCCACCCATCCCCGGCATCGACGACCAGGAACCGCCACCTCCCGAAGTAGGCGCCGCATGATCCACACCCGCCAGTACACCAGCACCCTCGCCGTCCGCGACGGCGGCGACGGCCGCACCCTCCACGGCCCCGTCCTCCCCTGGGGGATCGAGGCCAAAGTGGCCGACCGGGGCCGGCTCGTGATCGAGACGTTCCAGCGGGGCGCCCTGGAGGGGACCGACCCCGCCCGGGTGCCGCTCTGCGCCCTCCATCCCCGCGACGCCGGCACCCTCCCCATCGGCGTGACCGTCGAGCTAGAAGAGCGGGCAGACGCCGCCTACGGGGCATGGCGGGTATCGGACACCGCACTCGGCAACGAAGTCCTCGCCCTCGCCCACGACCAGGTTCCCCTGGGCTTGAGCATCGGATTCGAAGAGGTGCCCGGCGGGAGCCGCTGGAGCGCCGACCGCCAGCGAGTGACCAGGACCAGGGCCGCCCTCGACCACATCGCCGTCGTGCGGGTGCCGGCCTACCAGGGCGCCGGGGTAGCAGGCGTCCGGTCGGCCCGGGCCGAGCGCATGGCCACCCTCCTCGCCCTCCTCCGCCGTGCGTAAGAACAGACAGAACCTCTTCCACGGCCTTGGTGGCCGCTGCCCCCGCTGCAAAAACCAGTTCGTCGGACCAGGCGACCGCTGCCCCCGCTGCGCCAGGGAGCTACGCGAGCGCCGCAAGCGCAAGCCACGATGACCCGCACCCTGATCCGCCCATGCCTCGACTGCGGCAACCCAGTACGCGGCAAGCCAAGGTGTAGGGACTGCCATGCCAAGGTAGAGCAGGTGAAGCGGGCCAAGCGCCCCGACCTCGACGACCACCACGAGCGCCAGCGACGCCGCCGCCTGGTGGCCGACCACCGCGCCACCATCGGGGACTGGTGCCCCGGCCTGGAGGACCACCCCGCCCACCCCTCCGCCGACCTCGTGGCCGACCACGTGGTGGAGGTAGCCATCAGCGGGCTGGCCACCGGGCCGCTCCGGGTGCTGTGCCGCTCCGAGAACTCCCGACGAAGCGCCCGAATTCTGACAACCGCGCTGGCCACCCACCCCTCGCCAGCCGAACGGGACATCAGACTCCCTGACGGCCCCGCGGTGGCATGAGGCCCGGCCCGAAGGCCCACATTGACGGCTCCCCGTTGCCCCTGCGCGGGTCCAAGCGGCGCGAGTTGGCGGTGGCGCGGTTCGCCACCGACCATGTTCGGGTGCCCCGCGGCCATGGTGTCCGCAAGCCGCTGCGCCTTCGGCCGTGGCAGCGGTCCCTGATCGCCTCCACCTGGGACCAGCGGCCCTCTCCGCGCCTCGCCGGGTGGATGCTGCCCCGGGGGCAGGGCAAGACGTCCCTGACGGCTGTGCTGGCCCTGTACGAGCTACTGCTAGGGGTAGAGGGCGCCCAGGTGGTGGTGGTGGCCACCGATGAGCGGCAGGCGGGGCTGACGTTCCGGATCGCTACCAGGATGGTGGAGCTCAACCCAGAACTCGAAGCCCGGGTGCAGCTGTACCACGACCACATGACCGTCCCGGCTCGGGGCGCGTCGTTCCACGTCCTCCCCGCCGTCCCCAAGCGCCTCGAAGGCCTGGACTTCACGCTGGCGATCGTGGATGAGGCCGGCCGCGTCGACCAGGAGGTGTACGAGGTCGTCGCCCTGGCCACCGGCAAGCAGAAGGCGTCTGTCGTGCTGGCGATCGGTACCCCGGGGCCGGAGCTGGAGAACACCGTCCTGGGCCGTCTCCGCACCTACGCGACCGACCACCCGGCCGACGAGCTGGTGGTGTGGCGGGAGCATTCCGCCGCCGGGTTCGAGGATCACCCCGTCGACTGCCGCCACTGCTGGGAGCTGGCCAATCCCGCCCTGGGGGACTTCCTGGCCGAGGACGGCCTCCAGGCGTGCCTGCCGCCCAAGATGCGGGAGGCATCGTTCCGCCGGGCCCGGCTGTGCCAACTCACCGACCAGCTCGAGGAGGCATGGCTCCCCCCGGGCGCGTGGGCCGCCTGCGCCGACGCCACCCGCTCCATCGCCGACGGCGAGGAGGTGGTGCTCGCCTTCGATGGGTCGTTCAACGGCGACACCACGGTCCTAACCGTCGCCACCGTCGACCAGCGCCCCCACGTCGACCTGGTCGAGCTGTGGGACGCCGCCGGCAACCAGGTCCCCATCCTCGACGTCGAAGAAAAGATCCGGCAGGCCTGCAGGCGCTGGCGGGTGCTGGAGATCGCCGCCGACCCATTCAGGTGGGCCAGATCCCTCCAGCTCCTCGACGGCGAGGGCTTGCCGATCCTGGAGTACCCGCAGAGCCCGGGACGGATGAGCCCGGCTACTGCCCGTCTCTATGAGGCGATCATCAACCAGCAGATGACCCACTCCGGCGACACCAGACTGGCCCGCCACATCGGCAACGCGATCCTCCGGGAAGACGCGAGGGGCGCCCGGCTGGCCAAGGAGCGGAAGGACTCACCCCGCCGGATCGACGCCGCCGTGGCCGCCGTCATGGCCCACGATCGGGCCGCCGCCCTGGCTGGCACCGTCCGCCACAGCATCTACATCTGATGCTAGGTGCGGACAAACAAACACCCCGGCCGCCAAGGGGGGCAAGGCGACCGGGGTGTTCGTGCCCTTGGTACCCGCGTGCAAAGCAACGCACGCAGCACACTAGATAGAGCGCTCGCGGGCAGACAGGCGTTACGCCGGATCTTCCATCGCGGGCGGCAGCATCGCGCGAAACGAAAGCGTCAGTTGATGGCCGCCATCGATTGAGGCCTCGATGCTGTACCGCCCAGGCTTTTCAAGCGCCGCGTTCCGCAGGTCAAGTACGACAGGGACGGGAAGGTTCTCGCCGATGTCAAGGTCCGTGCCCCTTGCTTGGAAACCGGCTTTGACGTTCGCAACGTCCTCACCGTCAGGCCCGAGCACACGCAGTTCAAGCTCATGCGGCCGGGAGAGTTCCATCTGGTGCAGTTCGACCAGGAGCGCGACCGAGCAGCCAAAGGCAGCCGGATACTGGGCACGCCGGATACGGGTGACGCCGCCGCCCACCACGAACAGGAGCCCTTCGCGGACCGAGGCGAAGTCGCATAGAAGCCCAGTGGTGATCTTCACGGCTAGGCGACGAGTGTCACATCGGGGCCGATGGCATCCTGCGCTTCGCCGTCTTGTGAGACACGGATGACCTCGTCAGCTTCAGAGGCGGGTGCGCTGTCCATAAGGACCCAAGTGAAGCTGACCGGTTCATCGGGGTTCTGCTCAGACAGGATCTCCCGGACTGCCGCCTCGCAGCGGATGATCAGCTCTGGCAGATGCTCGGCGGCACCATAGAAGCCGGGCACGTCGGGAGACTCCGACCACCAACCAGAGGTTGTACCGGCCCCGGTCGGCTCAAGGTAGGCATGCATCGTCACGTTCATGGCACCCTCCCGGCTCACAGCAAGTCCCTAGCCTGCTTTTCGGACAAGCCGACCGTCTTCATGAGTATCCGTTTGATCAGCCCGCCGGGCAACTCATCTTGGTCGTGGAAGGCGAGCCGAAGGTCGGGGTAGCCGGCATCGGACACGTATTTGCCATGGGAGCCCGCCTGGTGGTCCAGGCGGTACTCCAGTGGCTTGCGGGTCAGGACGCGGCGGAACTTCGGCCACTTCATCGACGGGAAGTCACCCATGACCAGGCACTCTACCCGGCCCGCGAGGGGACCAACACGAGCGACGGCCCCCGAGATCGGAACCCTCGGGGGCCGCGGCGGGGCGGTCGATGGCTAGTTGGGCAGGACCTCCTCGAGCAGGACCGCCCAGCGCACCAGCGCATCGCGGCCGGCCCTGACACCGGGCTCGACGGGAAGATTCAGGTCATAGGCTTCGCGGGTCAGGCGCGACACCTCGGCGGCGGCCTGGGTGACGTCCAGGACCAGCACGCGGCGGCGGCGCGGGATATCGTCAGTGTCGGGCATGAGGGGTTGCTCCTCGTGTCCCATGGGGCCGGCCCGCTGATATCGGGTGCGGCCCCGCTTACGTGCGGCGGACAGGGGAGCCGGGCGGGCCGCGGGCCCGGGGCGACACTGGGGCGACACGGGGGCGACACTTCAGTGAGACATGCCGAGTCACAGCGGGTAGTGAGATGACGCCGCGAGCGGTACCGTCTTCGCAGCTCAGCGGCCGGATTTCGCCATCGCGGCAGCGTAGGACGGCCGAGCCTGGATTACGGGTCGCGAGGGTTCGAGCCCCTCCTCCGGCACCCGTCAAACCGCTCACTGACCAGCACCTTCCGGCAGCGGCACGACCGCTGG